TAAGCCCTGCTTTTGTGCGGGGAGTCATGAGCCATCCAGCGTTATTTAATGGAATGTTAAGATTTTCCAGGTTTAGCATTGCCGTGAAAAGATCGTTTGTGATCTCATCTAGCGTTGCGGCACCAGCACCACCTGCCGAAGTACGTTGAAATACGTTGGCTGGTAATGCCCAGAATCGCATACCTTTAGGGGTATTTGATCCGCCGTTATCCCGAATGAACGCAATGTCTTCCCGAAGAGACATACTACGAACCATATCGTCGCGAACCATGGCATCAACATTAATTGACGCATCGCGAAGAAGGTCGTTGGAAATCGGAACAAGAGAAACAAGTTTCTTTGCCGAAAGGGTCAACTGACCAAAGGATGGTTGGCTTTGTGGAATATTCTGCAACTCTCCAATATAGTTTGCCGTAGAGGCAGTATCTTGGAAAGGCATTGTAATGGAACCCATGTTCATGGGGATACTTGGTGTACCCATGGCACGAACAACAGTCTTTGCACGAAGAAGTTCAATAACTTCATTCATGAAATCCTCTGGAACCAATGCGCCGCCAGCCTGGAACACGGATTCGTTCAAGCTTTTTTGCATATATTGATCACCCCAGCTTTTGGCGATCTCTGAGGCACGTTGGGGATCACCCCGACCTGCTGCTAACAGTCGAATAAATCGAGCTGCCTTCACGCCTTTTTCTGGATGTGACTTAAGGTTGTCCTCAACTTCAGGGCGAGCAGATTCACCGACGAAAGCGTGTGTGTACTTTCGATCAGTTTCTTTCTTTTCCTGATTGTCTTTGGACATTTTAACAATTTCTTCCCTGAGATCAGCGATTTCCTCACCCAAGGCTTCTTTAACGAATGACTGAACATCTTCTTTCGAGACAATACTCATCGTTGTTCTCCTTGTTTACCACTGAGTTGACAAATAAGGCTTCTCAGGGCGTTCATTTCTTCTGTTACGGCAGCTTTCACTACCTGTTTTGCCTGTTTATGGTCAAACACAGTCTTACTGCATTTTTCCTGTATGTCTACACCAAGATTACCAATATCTTTGCGAGTATCTTCAATAGCATCATTATTGGTATCATCGGTAACGTCAACATTATCAGCATCTGCTTTTGATTCGCCATCACTGTATGGTGGTGGCTCTTTGCCGAAGTCACTGTAATGTTTTGCTAAATGGTCATAAACTGCGCGTTTATTTTCTTCTGGTATATCCACCCCTCCCCTGGCCCCAAGCAGGGAAGCCATTGCGGCAGTTACGCCACGCCAGACCAATACGTAGTCATCGGCAGAGTGATGTGGAAGCTTATATGCACTTTTCGTGTCTTCTTCCTTTTCATCATACCATGCACACATGTGATACAATTCTTCCACGTCTGCCTTTGACTTCTCGGCTGGTCCATCCCATGCTGTATCATCTGCGGCCTTTGGTGTCCCGTTTGGATGCGCTGCGTCATAAGAGATCGCTCCCTTTTCTTTCCTTGGCTGCGCTTCTCTCTCTTCGTCTTCTGTTATCGCAGGCTCATCCAAGATAGAACCGTCTTCTTTCTCTTCAACTGATCCCTCATCATCAGAGAAAAGCATCTCCTCCTGGCTCGCCGCGACAGATTGCGCCTCTGCTCCGCCTTCTTCGCTGTCTTCCAGCTCCAGCCATCCACCCTTTGGAACAAAGAAGCACTTTCCAGTTTTGGCATCCTTGTACATTTGAAATACCTGTTGGCGCGACATTAGATGCTGGGCTTCTTTTATGACTAAAATGCCCTCGCCATCCAGTATCTTCTCTGCCCAGGACACCATAGGGCTTACGTCAATGCCCCAGCTTCTTGCCTGAGATAGCCCATCTGGATTGCTTGGAACTGGAACAGCCGACCACTCTAAAAGCTTTTGCTTTTTAAAGTCTGTGGGGTGAAACCCATCTCTGTCTTTGCTTATTTCAAACTCTGTCGGGATAAAGCCAACGCTCGCCCCTCGCATGAATTGGTTTGCGTATAAGCGTCCAATCATGTTCCCAAATGGGTACAGGTCTTTCGACGGGAAAACGGCAGTGGATTTTAGCACTCCACCATTGCCGTTCGCGTTATCAACAAAGATGCTTGTAGATCGAGCAACAGGCGGAGACTTTGCATCATGAACCCAAAGTACGACTGGGTTCTTCTGGTAATCAGATAGCTCCCATCCTCCCTGGTTTATAGTATCTCCATCCCTGTCAACTGTAGGGGTGGATACGTTAAAGGATAGAGAAAACCCATCCTCCTCGCTTGATGCGTCAACTGTTTCTGGTTGGACTTCCACGTTGGTAAACTTAACAACGCCGTCTGCCTTGGATAACTTTTCCTCAAAATCCCCATCTCTAGGTTCTTGAGAGAGATCAAACCACTTCATAGGTTCCCTCCGGGTTCATTTTTTCGCTTCCTGACTGTAGCTCTTCTTCCACCTGCTCCTCTTCTACCTGTGGAATATCGCTGTCTTCTTCGATTTCTTCCTCTTCCTCATCCTCATGGAGGTTCGCAGCTCCTAGGTCGTCAACCAAGGCCCCATTGAGCGGTACCCAGTGGGAGTCCCCTCCATCTCCATCCAGGGGCTGATGTGATCCCATGGCTCTAATCTCATTAACAGTGAACGCATAGGGTGCAGCCTTCGCAACCTGTAACATGTGTTCCTTGTCTTCTGGCACAGGATTTATATACTCTAAAACTAAATCTTCACCAAACATAGGAACAAGCGACTGCTGAAGCTCTGTTCTCAAAAATTCAAGTCTCGGAACAACCACCCACCTAGTAAATAGGTAATCGGCGCTTTCAATGGTTGCCCTGTTGCTGTTCTCTAAAATGCCAAGAATCTCAGGGGGAACACCAAAAGTGTTAACGATTAAGTCTCGCTGGAACTCTCTGAATGCAACAAGCTGCTGATCTGCAAATGTCTGACTGAGTTGATTGACTTGCATTTCGCCAGAGTGCCAGTGGGACCCGAACGCCCTTTCAGATCCCTTGTGATTGTCTTCCCATGCCTGTTTCGCTCCCCTCAGTTGCGACTCAGACGCACCTTTTATTCCAACCAGAATGTCTGGGGTGGCGCGATTGTAGAACCATGATTTAACATGCTTTGCCGCATACTCATCTGCGTCCAGCTCATCCCCTAGGGCCTCTGAAATACCTGTGCCTCTTCCGTATGGGTTTGATGGGTCTGGGTTTCTCATCCAGATCATATCGTCCTTTGCCACTTTGAGATCTAACCCATTGTATCTAACCTCGAAAAAATCGCTCTCCTTACCTGGTATCTTTCTGACCCATGTGGATGGGACAGGCCAAAGCTCTGCTGGAACCCCGGCTGAGTCTCTCTCCAGCATAAGAAATGCTTCCCCAACAAGCTCCATGTAGTTTTGAATGAGTAATCTTACAGCCCTGCCGGTCATGGAGGGGTTGGCGGAATCTAAAATGCCCAGCAAAGGGGTGTCAACCTCCTCCATCCTACCTTCAAGACCTATTTCTGACTTCATTTCCAGTCGTTCTTCAAAGGTGGCATTCTTAAATTTTCGCCTATCAAGCCCCCCTGGGACCTTATATACCACCCACCTTGCAGATGCCACGGCACTTGATATGCGATCCACAACACTTCTGAGCCACGGAAGAGTTCTGTAAGCAATCAGCAACTCAGGGCTTCCCCTCCTTGGTGTTGTCTGAGATTGTATTATGGACTTCACCAGTGATGTGTCACCAGACCCAAGTGCCTTTTGGGGCTGTCTTTTTGACTTAAACATCCCACCGACTGAAGAATTTATCTTGCTAAAGAAACCCATAAGGTCACACTATCCTTTGGTTGCGAATGAGACAACCTTAAACGAAAAAGAACTCTGAACCATCATCTAGGTTCCCGACAGCCATAGCAACTGCATCGGCCTCATCTGGTGATTTTATCCCTCTTTTTCTCATGTCATCTTTGGACTCAATCTGTATTAACCCCCTGGAATTTATCTTCCATCTCATAGAAGTCAACTGGGAGGTGAGCATAGAGTCTTCTGGGAGTGCAATTGGCTCATCTGACTCAGGATCGAGCCTTTCCCTTAGTCTCCAGTACCATTCTGCCCTTCTATTTAGGTATCTTTCATTGTTTAGGGGTCTCATTCCTCCGCGCATTTCTATTGCGACTGAACCCATTTGCTCTTTCAGTCTGTCATAAACACCTGCCCCCAGGCCATCTGCGTCGATTCTGCACTCCAGTATGTTTCTGTGAGTTCTAAGAAGATGCGCTATGTGTCCAGTTGTTTCCATTGTATCCCCCTTTGGAAACTTTATAAGCTCTTTTATTCCATGTTTCTGATGAAACAGCGCAGCAACAGTGGAATCTTCTCCATATCTTGCTACGTCAACTGAGAGTATCTCTGGGTTGTTCCACTCCAGATTTTCAAGAGCTTCGTACCTGGCGTTCGCCTGCTCGACCCATGAAAGTGGGACCAAAGAAGCGTCTGAGGTGTCTGGGAACTCGCCCAGGACGCGAGACTTCCACATTGGAGTATCTCTCCCCCATTCAGCCTTTCGTTCATCTACCCACGACTTTGTACATAACCCTGGTATTCTGTCTTCTCCCTCAATCACATTCGGAACATCAAAAGCAGAAATGTGAAACTTTGCAACGTCATCCCCTGCTGAGAACATCTTATAGAATGGTCCTGCCGCCTCTGTAGGGTTTCCAATGCAGACAAGCCTATCTTCTCTGCCAACAAGAACGCCCAAGACTGCCTCCCATATTTCATACCCTATGCCTGGAGCCTCATCAAATATGGCGAGTATCCCCCCAGCCGAGTGCCATCCCTGAAAGCTTGTGGGGTCATCAGTGGAGAACCCTATGCAGAGCCAATCATCATCGATAACAAGCTTAGGTGCTTTCGGTAGGATATTTCCCCCAAGCCCTGAGAAGCCAAGCTTATTTAGACTGATAACGGCAGATGCGTAGGACTTTCGTATCTCTTTCCATAAAAGCTCAGTAACCTGCCTCCCAGTCGGGGCAGTCGTGATCACAGTGGACCTCACCCTTGTAAACAGCCACCACAGGGCAATCTGTGCCGCCAAGAAAGTTTTACCTGAGCCATGGCACGACCTAACAGCAACTCTTCTATGGTCTGTCAGGCTTGTGGCGATGTCTCTTTGTTTTTGCCATAGCTCTACTCCGAGTATTTCTGTGATGAACTTGCAGGGATTGTTCCTGTAGGAAAGCATCAAGTCTTTTTTTGATATTTCCTTATTCTTCATCTTCATCCTCGCCCTTCATCCAGACAAGAATATCTTCCTCGCACTTGCCCCTGTCTGTTCCTATGTTTTTATAGGAGCAATGCACTGCCGCCTGCGATGCCGCCTTGTCAGTGTTCCACGTTTTAAGGAAAATGTTCCCTCCCTCATGGTCACGCGATGCCGCCTCTATGACCATCAAGAGAGAGGAGAGGTCAGTGTAGGCGACTCTCTCTATGAGCAGATCCCCTTTTTTGTAGTTGAACCCTGGCATTCTGGTGGACTTCCCAACGACCCTTACAGATGCCGCTGCCTGCAACTTCCCTTCTGGGTCCCTTACGATTTTCACCTGGCCTTTCCTTATTAGGCTTTGCCCGTCTGTTTTTCTGAATGAGCTGTCTGGACCCATTGAGTGTCCCTTGTCGCTGCTCGTAAAAAGCTCATGCAGTTCTACGTCGCCCACCTCTGGCGCTGCCTTCTTTTTTGCTGCCTTCTTTTTTGGCTTTTCCTGCTTGCCTGGCTTTCTGAAAATATACACAGGCTCAAATGATTCTTGATGGTCTTGGTCTTGCCCGTACCCTGTTGTTATTGGGAACTCCCATGTGTCTTCATGGATAAACCCAGCCTCTATGGCATCATCAACCACCCACCTGGAAAGCTCTATAATCTTATTGTTGATTCTAACGTCTGCGATGTTGACGGCAGAGATGCACCCAGGCTTAAGAGCCTCAAACTGTAGCTTCAGCATCTTCTTGAGGAAACCATTTCTCCAGTCCTCTGGTTTTTTATATCTAACCCATGACTGGGTTTTATCCTTAGAGTAAATCTCCTTGCAGAAATATGGAGGCGACGTAAACGCAGCATCGCAGGACTCTTTTATTTGCGACGCATCATAATCCTCAGCCGGGATATTGCTAAGACGCGCCTTCCTGTCCCACCCCATGTCTTTGGCGAGCTTCGTATTTGCCTCATGTGTTGGCACGTTGGGGTCTATGCCTATGTACTTATCGATGCACCCTGACGCTATCGCGCCGACTAGCCTTCCTCCGTACCCTGTTGAGGTATCCAGCACGACAGATGAATCACTGGGACATATTCTTCTGTAAACATAACAGGCAAACCCAGGACGAAAATTTGCGGCAGCCTGAGTGCCACGCACCATTGAAAGAATCCCTCTGAATGTGCCTACAGTATATTTTGACTCAGTAAGGCAAATCTCCAACGCCCTGTGAAGTCTGTCATCACTCTCGAA